GCGTCCCGTCCTGCTGCCGGAACTTCTCCGGTATCTCCGGCTTCGTTGGGTCCGAGCTTCCGCTGCCTGCTGGCTGCCCTTCCGGTGCGCTCGCCGAGCTTCCGCTGCCTGCTGGCTGCCCCGAGCTCAGAAGATTGTCCGTCTGTGACGGGTCTATCTGTTGCTGCTGATTCGGTTCCGGCATTCTCTTCATCCTCCCTGGATTCGGTTACGAGCCACCCTTTTGGGGTCATCTCTCTTTTTATGATCATGCGTTTTCCTCCTTGTCTGCCTCATCGGCCTGTTGAGCGAGGCCGCATTTGGTTATCAGAAACGCTACAACTGCCCTCTGCCCCTCTTTGAAGGCTGTCTCATGGGAATCGCCTTTGACATAGCTTGGACGGTCATAGAAAAGCCTTGAGAGTTCATCAAGGACAGCCAGGCCATCCTTATCCTTCTGGAATATGCGCTCGTAAATCTTGGGGTCGAGAGCCACTATGCAGCCCCTTTCTGAGCGATTTTAGGCGCAACGGCCTTTTTCATCTCATGCTCCTGCATCTCCTTCTGCTGCTGCGCCAATGCCGCTTTCCTTTCGTCACGAAGCTTCTTGACCGCATCTTCGTCCCTGAGAAGGTCTGCCGGTACTCCAAGAAGGTCTGCCTTACGCCTTTCGGCCTTGTCAAGGTCGTAAATATCGAGGACCTCTGGCGTCCCTGCCTGTGCCTTCGCATAAAGGCCTGTCTCGAACCTTTCAATAGCGCCGATATCCTCAAGTTTCTGAGCTTTCGCAAGCGGAGAGGCGTACCTGATAACTGACGTCTTGCCTTCTATCTTCTCGGGCGGCTTACTCAAGGCCTCTGCCCTGAACACGATACCGAAGCACCTGGCTATCAAGGGCTGAAGGAACTCGACCTGAAGCCTTCCATACATCGGCCCAAGAAGCTGTCTGACGAGCTGTGTCCTGATATGCACCTCTGTTGCCGTCATTGCCGGGCCGTCCTGAGGCTGAAGCTGGTCAGCCATCAAGAGCTTACGGATAGCGGTCTGAAGGCGCTCAATCTCGAGCACGGCAATATCGAACTTGGTTCCCGGATTCAGCGGGAAGAAGCTGTCCTTGCTGGCAACGGCGATAACCTTTCGCGGCCCGACCTTGACGCTCTTGGTATTCACTACGCCATCGTCTACCGCGCCCCACATTCCCGCTATGGCCATGTCTGCATTGGAAAGAACGAGCTTTACGACTTCGTTGACGGTCTTTATGTCGGGAAGGGCATCATCAACGGGCCCCACGGAATAGACTGAATCCGGTATCACCAGCCAGCGCGGGACCACAACGGGCATTTCGTGATAGCCGGAGATACGAATTGTCTTCTTGCTCTTGACCTCGATATGCTCAGAGGCTATGGGAAGCTCAAGCGTCTTCGGGTTTTTGCGCGGATAGATGGCCTGGACGAAATCGAACGTGGTATCAGGCTTCTTCTCGACAGCCTTCTTTATCTGCTCGCTTACCTTTTCACCGTATTCGGCTATGGCCTGCTCTGCGGTAAGGGTGAAAACTCGGTAAATGGTGTCTATCATCCCCTTGCCAGTAGAATCCACGCAGTAGCAGGAATGCAGCGGCCACTGCTGGAAATTATACGGCTGGCTGCTGTCTTTCGCGCCCTCGGTTATATACATCGCGAACATACCGGAGCACGCCAGGTCGATAAACGACTCAAAGGCTGCAACATCGTAATTAGAGGCATGTATATTGCGCCAGATAGTCTCTGCCGCGCCGTCCAGCCATTCCTTTGCGGCCTGGTCCTCATCGAGGTTGTGAATCTCCAGACCGAACCATTTAGAGTTTGCAGGAGTAAGACCGCTCATAAGGGAAGCGGCCAGGAGCCTCACGGCATCCTTAGCGGTCGAATCGTATATGCGGGCGTTCTTATCATTCGCTGCCGCCCTTTGGGACTCAGCGGAAATGGAATCGTTACCGAACTTTTCACCACGAAGCGGATAGGTGTACTTATAGGCTTCCTGCCAGAAAGGCTCAAGCGGCCTTCTCTTGGCCTTGAGCTCGTTAAGTCTACGGATGTGGTCCTGTCCGGTCATGCTATCCCTTTATGCTCTTAAGGCGCTCTGCTGCTTTCTTCTCAGCTTCGTCTATCTTCTCAGCTTCTTCAGCGAAGTCGATTTTATGCTCAGATACATCGGTGAAAAGCTTTAAATGCCTGCCGAGCTTCTCAAGAGCTGCTATCTTGTCGTGAAGCTTGAATCTTACGGAGCCGCCAAATTGTGTCGTCGTCTCTGATATCTCAGCTACGCAAGCGGCTTGTTCAGGAGTGAGCTTTAAAGAATCCTTGAGAGTAATTCCACCAGGGCTCCATTCAGCGAAGTCCTGCATATTCGAGAAGCCTATCTTTGCAAACTCCTGAAGCACCCTTTCAGCGGTTATATCGAGCTTTGCTGTGCGCTTCTCTAAGGCCTTCTCGATAGAGTCCTTTACCTTGACCTTCCTCAACAGGCGACTCGCCTGAGATTCAGCGGTTTTCTCGCTGTATCCAGCTCGTATCGCCGCTTGCTTTCCGTTCAGGTCTATCAGGTACTCATGTACGAATAGCCTTTGCTGCGGAGTTATCCCATCTTTGGGGCTCATGGGGGGATTGTAAGGGGGAAGAAAAGGCGTGTCTACGGCACAGTGTGTCAAAGTGCCGGAAAGTGTCGGGAAGTGTCGTACTAATTTTGAGTTACAGGTATCTCTTGCGCCTCAAAAATCCACCAATCACGCCCACCGGGGTCTTTTTCAGCCTTCAGTTTGCCTTCAGCAATCCATCTTCTGATTGTGTCTTCGTGCTTACCAAAGTGCGCTGCGGCTTCCTTAACGGACATCTTTTTCGACATCCGGCTCACGCCTCCTCAATCGTAATCGGGTACAGGCTCTCGACCATGCGCTTCTTGGCGTTGTACGATTCAGTCTTCATGCCCTTCACATCGACAAAGGCCACCGTCCCGTCAGCCCTGAACTCCTGAAAGTCCACGACATACCGGACGCCCCCGGGAAGATGAAAAACAACCTGCCTCAGGAAGAAGACCACTTCGCCGGCGCGCTGCCTAATCTTGAGCTGTTCGTAATACCTGGCCTCTTTCTTCGAGTCAAACCGTATGCCATCGGCCTCTGTAGGCTGGGCTTTGAACTTATGGAATGCGCGCCTCATGCCGCAACCCCTTTCGATGCGTATTGAGCGCAGGGGCCCTCGTCAGGATGGACCGCAAGGTACGCCTGCCTGGGCTTCTGGCTCTTGTCGTTCGCGTAGTAATTCACGGTATGGACTATGCAGTGATAGCCCACAGATGTCCCCTGGATTTTCGTGGGCTGTCTCATTCCGAGACAGGTGTTACAGCTATGCGTTTTTTCACTCATGGCGATCTCCCCTGCTGTTCTTTCAGCTTCCTCATGCGCTCTTCAGCTTCGCGTTCGCGTTGCTGTCGTTCCACTGCCTGCTTACCTTCTGGCGTGGTAGCTGGAGGCCCGTAATCGTCCTCCCAGCCTTCGGCATTGAGCCATGTTGAAAGGTGAGGAATGTACTGCCCGTTATCTTTCTGCCACTGCTCCGAGGTCTTGGCCCGCTCAATCGTGGAGAGCATAGTCTCTATGAGCTGCTCGCTCGGGTTTATCTTGAGCCAGGTTTTCTTTGCCTGGCCTTTTGATACTTTTTTTGGATACGCCTTCCAAACCCTCTCAAAATCCGCGCACGCGGGATTAGGGATAGGATTAGGGATAGGATTAGGGATAGGATTGATAGAAATGTTCCCACCCGTACTAAACTGCTCTAACTTTTCGCTAACTACTTGTTTTTTATAGAGGTAGATGTTTAGGTACTCTTCAAGGGCCTCTCGGGGCGGTTCCGGCGTCTTTCTGCGGTGTCTCTGCTGCTTTCCATCATCATCAAGGTTCGTGCCATTGCAAAACTGGTGTCCGTTCCAGGATGTGAAATACCCCCAATGCCGTTCTCCGTCTTGCCATAGGAAGAGCATCCCGGCCTCAAAGTAGACCTTCAAAAGAGCCTCGACCTTTTTCAGGGTCATGCCCTTCATCTTGGGGTATACAAGGCCCAGGATCACATCAAGGTCAGCATTAAAGCAGCCCCAATCATCAGCCATAAGAAGAAGCCTTGGCCAATGAAGCTGTGCGTCAACGGGCAACTTGGCAAGCGACGGCGAAGACCAGATTGAATCCTTGATTACGCGGTTCGACATTCGGCTTCAGCTACTCCTCGAATATTTCCATCTGTATCGGTTTGCCGCCTCTGGCAAAGTGTTCAAAGTACCCTTCCGGCAGTATCGTTACCGGTGCACTCCACCCCTCCGGCAGCTCCGATGTCAACGGACAGAAGTCATCGGGAAGGGGCCTTAGAGTCATAGTTTTCCATCCTTTTTTAAAAATCTCTGCTATACTGTTTTTTACTTCCGAGACGCCCCACCTCAAGACCAAATCCCAATTCTGCGGCAAGGCTTCAACCCGATTTTTCTCATGATTGGCCCCGCTCACGGAGCGCATTCATGCGGCACTATTATTGTTATTATTGTGGCAAAACGACCGAAAGCGATCTGACGATAGAGCAGGGTCTCAGGTGCTCCCATTGCTACAGTCGGGCCTTATTTGAATTTGAAGACTCGGATGGAGATATGCCTCCGCTCAGCCATTGTGCGCGCGTAAGGGTCTTGCTCGTTGTAGTAAGCGCCGCGATTCACCTCAGACCATCCCCTCCGCCGCCTTCAGGTCTTTCATTTGCCCTTGCTCCTGTAGTGCTTGAGCACCTTAATAAGCTCGGGCAGGGTGTCGAGGTTGACGTTGATTTCGTTTTTATCCTGCCGAATAGTCAGGATATTGCTGCCGCGGTACTCCGTGATTTGCAGTGCAGGCTCGGCCACGCCGCTTTCCTTGTCGGTCTGCCATATCGTATGCTGCTCGTCGCCGCGCTCTAATGTCTCTCGATTTATCATCCTCTCCCCCAAAAATGACTTGATTTTTTGTAAGTATTTATGATATTATTAATGTTGCATTCGATGCCCCATTAGCTCAGTTGGAAGAGCAACCGTCTTACTAATGGTTAGGTCGCCGGTTCGAGTCCGGCATGGGAATTTAACCGCCTCACTCTGCACAGAGTGAGGCTTTTTTAATTTCAATCCGGGTTCATTTATCACTATCACTTTCTTCAGGTCCTTCAGAGTCCTTTTTAGGGACTTTTGGGGACTCATCATAAAGCATCGAAATAACTAATATTTTATACAGGAACACAGAGGAACCTAAATCTCCTGTGTGCTCCTGTGACTTTAATGTCAACTGAACTCAAGAAAATTGACTCCAGTTGACGGTCGACCTGAAAGTCCATGAAATAATGTTTCAGGTCGCTTCAGGTACAACCAGATACAACCTTGTTGAATCAGGTTGTATCTGGCATGCCCCTTTAATCCGGCACCTTGCACAGGTCCGGGTTCATCTCGCGGTACTTCTCAACCCTGAGAATAAGCCCATGTATGCCGGCCAGCTGCTCCTTCGAGGCCCCAAGCCTCTCGCACTCCTTATAGTAGAAGCGGAGCGTTGCCGGGACTGCGTTATCCTTCGCAAGGAATAGAAAGCCCTCTGCATCATCGATGAGCTTGTTCGTCTGGTTATTGAATGCCGTAAAGGTGTACTTGGTGTCGATAGGATGACCACCTACCGTATAGGCCTCTGCCTCAGCCTGCGCCTGTTCGTGGGCCTCTGCCTCTCCCTGCTTCTCTATGTCAGCCATATCTCTTTCGTCCATCTGCGTCCTCCGCGGATTCGTATTGGTTAAGCCGTTGCGCTGGGCTGTCTGCGCGGGGCCTTCTTTGTGGGCTTTTCGGGATTGGTGTCGTCGCCCTCCTGCTCCTCTTCCTCTTTCTTTTCGAGGTCAAGGTGACACTGGCGCTCGTACTCGCTTATGGCCTGAGTGTCGACCAGCTCGAAGGTGTCCTGCCGGTAGAGCCTCTTTTTGCCCTCTTCCCAGTTATATTCCCAGCGGCACTCGACAGGCCTGTGCTCGTAGCCGTTAGCGACCTTGCGGGAAAGCATATTGATATTGGTGTCGCACTTCGCCGTTTTGTCCTTGTAGTCGGCCTTGACCGCAGCGAGAGCCGATTCAAGCCCGTACTTGTCCTGTTGGTGCTTCGCGAGCTCGCGGCTGTACTCCAAGACCTGTTCATCCGTGAGCACGCACTTTAATTCCCGTTCCTCTGTCGTCTTCAGCTCCATATCTCTCTCCTTTGTATTTGGTCGGGACGAGGGGATTCGAACCCCTGGCCCCCTGGTCCCAGGCCAGGTGCGCTACCAGGCTGCGCTACGCCCCGATGGGTTTATGACTTCTTGAGTTCCTGCGCCCGTGCGTCTCTTATGCGGCGCGTCTTTACGAGGTCGGGGCCGGACGGCTTCGTTGCCTCAAATTCACCCCATACGAAATCAAGGGTCTCAAGCGTGGCGCAATCCTTGAGCGCCTTTTCATAATCCCGCGCCTCACCTGCGCTCGCTTTCTGCTTCTTCTCGTAAAGCTCCTTGATCTTGCCGTATACAACGGACATGGCTTTTTCGGTTACGCCGTCCAGCGACCTTTTCCCCGCCATGCTCTTCCCTTCCTTGTTGGTCCATGCCGTAATCTTCTCAAGCTCGGCCCCGTAGTTCTCGCCGTACATCGAGACAAGCATTTCGTGCGCCTCAGCCTTGAGGTTCCGGCCCTCGGCACTCATCTCCTGGTTGCCATACTCGACCTTTGACAGCTTCGAGGTGTCGATATTCGCGGCCTTGAGGTCTTCATATGTGAGATTGCGGATACCAAGCAGGCGGGTTATACCGTTGCCGATGCAGTTTGTATAGGAGCCCTTCTTAACATCGCCCTTGTCTATCTCTGAGGCCGGGAGCTCGACCCTCTTGCCGTCTGCGTCCTTGCCATACCTTTTAAAGAAGCCGTCCTTGCTCGACCGTGTGCCTATGGCCTCGATAGTTGCGCCGCCCAGGGTGAAGTAGCCCTTGTAGGTATAAGAGAAATGTCCCTCTTCGCTGGGCTCAAACACGGGCTCGTCTATGCGCCATGATATCCCGAACAGTCGCGCGACCTTCTCGGAGCCGGACACCTGGAGATACGGCTTGCCCTGTTGGTCGCACCAATCCAGTGGGTTCGTGACCCTCAGTGCGAGCTTCTTTATTTTGTTGACCGCCTCGATGCGCTTTTCTGCCTGCGCCGCAACCGCAAGCAGGCTATCATCTGCCAGCGGACTCGAAACTTCTATCGCGCCATCTGCCTCTGCCATTACGCTATCCTCCTTTTTATTTGGTCAATTTTGGATATTGTGGTTTTCCAACACGGTTTCCCTTGCCTCTGGTACTCTTTACCGATAACCAGATAGTCCCCGATGATCTTTTTTGCTACGCCCTTGAGCGCTGTTTTAACCTCTTTGTCTGCCGCGTCATGCTCGGAAACGAGGGGCTTTAATTCCTCGCACCTCTTTATCTTGTTCTCAAGTTCCGGGTCTTCGACCATTTCAAGGCCGCCTCTAACAGCCTCGGGCAGGCAGATGTGGGCAAAGCCGCAGTTACTACAGGTGCGTTCATCCCATTCGATAGGGTCTGGCGTGGTCCCGGCAGCAACATGGCGATTGACGCGCTCTATCTTCTGGACAAGGGTTTCACCGTACTCATAATCCAGCTTCATGGGAATTTCCTTAAGCTGCCCATTGACCTTGTTCTTAAACAGGAAGAGGGCTTCATCCTTGTTGTCCATGAGCATATAAAGGGTGAGCTGCGCCGGGTACTTTCTGAGGTATTCATACTTGCCGTCAAGAAGGTCGTCCACGCTATCGATAGACTGATACACAAAGGGACTCATGGATTTTATTTCAAGGGGTATGGCTTTGTTGTCCGTAAGTACCTTGCCATCAACATGGCCTGTAAGATTGAGTTCAGGCCACGCAAAGGCCCTCTGCTGCTCGATGATGGTAATGCCTGCATCCTGAAGGTCTCTGAGCACGGCGGCCTCGTGGATATTCCCCTCATCGAAGACCATCTGCAAGCCTACATCGTGAAGCGTCTTTTCCTGCCAGCGCGTCCTACTGAAAACCAAATATCGCTCGCAACTGTGTCCGGCTTCAGATGCGCGATTCGCGTTTACGGGCCATTGCTTTATCTTTCGCTGTTTTGATTCGATAATTTTTTCTACAAGCATACTCGCCTCCCTCCTTTATCTAGGGTAATACTGCAAGAACCATTTTGGCTGCGGCAGCTCGAAAGTCTCTTCCTTCCGCTTGACGCACAGGGTTATAAGCGGTCTACCCGACCAGCACTCCATACACATGGTCATTTCTCTGTGCTCGGCGCGTATGCCGCAGACGATATAGCCGAAAATGAAAGCCGCGATGAATGTGAACGCTATGCTCATATGGCTGCCCCCCTCACCCTGGAGATATGGAGATCAAGGCCGTTCTTCTTCACAAGCGTCGGCACGCCGTGAATAACCTTGACCTTCTCATCAGGCCGGGCCTGTTCCCGCAGTTCCTTTTCCCTTTCCCTGAATGTCTGGTAAATGTCGGACTCGCTAATTTCAATCGCCATCTCGACCTCCGCTTTCAGCGTGCTCTGATTTACTACCGCTATGCCGCCCAAACACAGAAGGGCAGCGACCGTCAGGTAAAAAGTCCAATCTGGGAGTTTCATTTCGAAGAACTCAAGGACGCGCCGACCTCTCTAAATTCGCCGAGCAGAAGATTGGAGGGCTTCGTCTTCGCAATGACCAACGCATATTTGGCTTTGAGGGATAGCCGTACGGAGAGTCCAGCATATATAGCGAAATCCTCACCGGCCTCGATGCCCGAACCGGCCTTGATGCCCGAACCGGCCTCGATGCCCTCACCGGCCTTGATGCCCTCACCGGCCTCGATGCCCTCACCGGCCTTGATGCCCTCACCGGCCTCGATGCCCTCACCGGCCTTGATGCCCGAACCGGCCTCGATGCCCTCACCGGCCTTGATGCCCTCACCGGCCTTGATGCCCGAACCGGCCTCGCACTCAATAATGAATCCGTTATCTCTCAACTCCGTGACTATGGAGTTCACGGCGCAGACATCGGCCTCGATGATGATGTCTCTGGTCGTATGAGGATGGCCGTCCAAAAGAACATCCAGTGCCCGTTGCAGCCTGTCGGAGTTTTCGAGCCTGGCAGAGTGAGCCTTGCCGCGCCCCATCTCCTTGACCCCCTTTTCGTAAGCCTCAAGGGTGTACTTCGTCTTGCAAGAGGGGCAACAAAACACCTGGTCTTTCCTCTTGGGCCTGAACTCACGGGAGCAGGGCCTGTACTTGCAGTGACGAAGGGGTGTCGTGGATGCCTCTGGCGAAGAGCTACCTCTTGCGTGGTCGACGTTTTCCATTTGCCCCACCATCCTTACCCCCTCAGTCCCTTCATGGACTCTAAAGCCTCATAGAGCGCATCGGAATATTTCTGAATCAGGGATATGGCTTCATCAAGGGCCGTCTCTTTGTAGCGGAGTCTGCTTTCAAGCCTCTCCTTCTTATTAAACAGGGCAAGGTTCGCGGCCTTGAGGCGGGATACCTCAGCCTCCTTCTCCGCCCATTTCTTCATGAGCTCATCCCTCTGCCACTTGACCTCTTCGAATATCTCGGCCTGAATCTCGGCAGGGGAATACTCGTAGTGCTCGGCGCACCCCCCGAACTCAGTCTTATTTGACTTGGCGGCCTCAACATTCTCTCCGCACTCATGGCAGAAAGTGCCCAGGTAGTCCGGCCTATTAAAGGGTGCTTCCGGGTCTCTTGATGCGCCTATTGGGTATGCGCCTGATGTTTTCATATGGCTCTCCTGGTCTTCTTTCTCAGATATGCCTGTATCGCGCTCTCCGGTATCTGTACCGGCCTGCCCTTGATGTAGGTAATCTCCCTGGCGCTCAGTTTGTTCATAAGCGTTTTGGTGCTTATGCGGAGTTTTGCTGCAGCTTCGTCCTTGGAATAGAGTTTTTCGAGCATGGTCTTGACTCCGTTGATTTCTGGTTTAGACTCTGTTCTATTCGGGGAATACTGGTCTGGTTACTCCTCGCACAAGGCGATCCGAAGAGCGTCTTTCAGGGTGCGTATCTTCATGGCCGTCTCCGCCGAGCTCGCCACTTCGCAGTCCGCGTACTCAAAGAGCCTGTTTATCTCTATCTCCATCCAGCCTGTCTCCCCGTTGATGCGCCTTGATAAACCGGACGGCGACAAATCGAGGGCCGCCGCCAGGGTCTCGTGCTTTCCCGCTCTCTTGAGCGCAATCTGTAGCAAGCCGCTGAAAGTCATCTTGTTTCCCATTGCGTCCCTTCTCAGGTATAAAAAAACCACATCCACGGAGGGCGGATATGGCTTATAGACTTTTTAAAGAGGCTGTGATAAGAAAAAGGGTACAGAGCTCGTTCCCGGCAAAGGTAGTAGAGGTGTACCCTTTTTTCTCAGGGGTGAACAAATAGGCAGATTGGGGCTGCTGGTTTGTCCGGGTCCCTAAGTTTTTAAGTCCTGTTTTTTTCATTTTCTCCGCCCCCAATGCGTGAGTAAAAAGGAGAAGCTATGTCCGACAAAATCAATTGGTTAAGCTATGAATTCACCGCTTATCAGCACGCAACACAATGGAACAATGTCGCGGGTATTTACATTTTTGCTGGTCTGAATCGAGAGAATCGCTGGGTTCCTCTTTACATTGGGCAAACTGACAGTTTTCAAGACAGAATTCCATCGCACGAGCAATGGGATAAGGCACGGTCTCTTGGGGCCACCCATGTTCATGCGAAGGCGGTTCCGCTTCAAGCTGACCGGGACACAGCGGAGAAACAGCTAATCCAGTCATTTCAGCCTCGGTTGAATGTCCAGCTACGGTAATTGGCTTTTTCATCAGCAGCCCCCAGTGATGAGGCTATGATATCAAATTTTCTACATCAGTCAAGAAAAATCTACCTAATAGGACGAAAAAGTGACAAGCCCGAATGAAAGATTAAAAAAAGTCAGAGAAGACTACGGGTTAACACAAACCGCATTTGGCGAACAGATAGGTCTTAAAGGTACGCAGGTGCGAGATTTAGAATCTGGCAAGGTAAAAATTGACGCCTTGATATCGAAAATTCTTTATCATGAATTTTATGTCAATCCATTGTGGCTAATTGAGGGCAAGGGCAATATGTATGTAGCCCCTAAAGCGCCACAGCAAGACAGCGACTTCACATATATACCCCTCTACGATATCCGCGCCGCTGCCGGTCCCGGCGCCCTCGTGGAAAAGGAAGAGGTAAAGGACTTTCTCGCATTCAAACAGGACTGGATACGGGGCGTTCTCAGGGTAAACCCGCAGGATCTCCGGCTCATCTACGTGGATGGCGATTCGATGGAACCCACGCTGCACCACGGCGATTTAATCTTGGTCAATGTGGGAAACCACGCGGTCGTCAGGGATGGCATTTATGTTGTGCGGTTCGGGCAAGCGGTCATGGTCAAACGGCTTCAGCTCCTTCCTGGGGACAGACTCAAAGTGAAGAGCGACAATGAGTCCGCTTATGAGCCGTTCATCATAGACCTTAAAAAGCTCGGCGAAGAGGTTGCCGTAATCGGCAGGGTGGTCTGGACGGGAAGGGGGTTGTGAAGAAATATTCCCTGATTCTTGTCGCGACTTTAGGTTTAACTTCTCAGGTTCATGCCGAAATTTGGGAATGGGGCTGCGAATCAGCCATAAGGAGTTTGCAAGAGGCGCAGGAGGATGTTGCGTCAGCTAAGGAGGATATAGATTCTGCTAAATCGACTTATAATCTTTGCACGCCATCTCGGTATAGTAGTTGCGAACTCGAACGGTCAAGACTGAACCGTGCCATTGATGATTATAATAGCGCAATCCGTGATTTTGAATATGCCCTGACCTCTTTTAATTTTTCGTGTCTGAATTAAATCAGGAGGCCTATGAAAATCTTTTTACTCACGCTCGTGCTGGCAATCACCTCCTGCGCCGCACCGATGAGTTTCTCGGACATGCCCCTATCAAGATACGACAAGAACACCGAATACGGCATAAAAGACCGGACCGATGGTTTCGATATAGCCGTGTTATATTCGAAGTATGAGCTTATACCCGCAAGTGATGCTGTCGCGATGGCGTGCAAATCTTCCCTCACTTCAATCGCATGGGAAGTGAGCGAAAAGAAGGGCAGGCAAATAGCGCCCATTAACGAGCAAACGATTAAAATTTCTATGGGGCGTAATGGCCTCTCAGGTATGACATCCTGCCGGGCATTTGCCACGGCTAAATGGAAGTAATCAGGAGCCTTATTTGAGAATCCTTTTGCTCGCTCTTATTCTCCTCCTCCCCTCCCTCGCCCTCGCCGGTGAGCGCCTTCATTTGGAGAAGGAGTACCAGGCCGCCTGGTGCACCGAGGGAACGATGGAGTTCGTGCTCGACGACAAGGCGCGCGTAGACTGCCTTACAGACGAGTACGCTGTTGAATTTGACTTTGCTAACAAATGGGCCGAAGCAGTGGGGCAGGCCCTTTACTACGGAATCAAGACCGAGCGTAAACCCGGCATCGTCCTGATACTAGAGAAGGATACCGACAAGGGATATCTTGAGCGCCTTCAGACCGTGGCAGAAAAGTTCAACCTGAAAGTTTGGACAGTAACCCCGGAGCTCATGCGTTCTTGCCAGCAGAACCGGATGCAATAAGAAATGCATCCGGCAATGTCAAAAGCGTTTCCTGCTCTTGCCTGGGTAATTGCTTAAAGCCCTGAACGAGCCTGTGCAGCGGCGATGCTTTTGGAAATCTTTTAAAAGGATTCTTCGCGGACATTACTATGATCTTCCCCTTCCCCATGCTGCAGCCTCCTTTAAGAGTTATACAGTATGCTGTATGTTTTCTACCCTTAATTTAGTAAGCGGCTGATTTGTTTAGATTATATAAGAGGAATTATTCTGCTTTCCAAGCAGAGTAAAATCTGAGGAGTAAAAAGGATAAGTAGATGTCTACCGTTTTAGCGATACTAAAGGAAATAGCTCAAGCGCCGGGCCTGCTGAAAGAGCTTTATGGTGATTTGGCCAAACCCGGAGTTTCCCAGGTTGGAAAGGCTCTTGGCTCTGTTCTTGGTCTCGGGAATACGATTTTATGGCCTATAACCTTAATGAATGAGAAAGCAAATATCGCTCTCAAAAGAAATCTTGAAAAATATAGAGAGCAAATTAAAGAAGTACCAGAAGATGAACTGACCGAGGTTCCACCTGAGATTGGTGTTCCCATTACTGAAAAATTGAGTTATGTGACAAATGAGGAGCTATCAAATTTATATGTCAATCTTTTAGCAAAGGCTTCCACATTTAAGACAGCTGAAAGTGCCCACCCGAGTTTCGTAAATATTATAAACAATTTATCTCCAGATGAGGCTTTATTATTAGAGCAATTTAGAGACACAGATGCATTACCATACGTGGAAGCACGTTTAGTAAAAAAGGATAATAGAAACCAATGGCTGACAGTTGCTGAACTCTTAACGGATTTAAGAGTAGATAAGCTGGCATTCCCAGACAATCTAATTTCATATTTGAGTAATTTCGAAGGTCTTGGCCTTATAAAAATTCGCAAAGACATTTTTATTGTCAATGATGCCCTATATGACCCAATTGAAAAGAGAAACCTTCCACTTTTCGATCTAATTCAATACAGCAAGGAAACCCACGAGCCTGAATTAAAACGCCGCAAAATTGAGATCACATCTTTTGGACAGCTCTTTATAAAAGCGTGCCTATCAAGTTTAAAGGACCAAATTCAGCAAGAGAATTGACGTATGCATAGTGAAGAGCCATTAACAGAATCCGCAAAAGCTGTTCAAGAAGTCGCGAAGACTTCAGGGAAAGCCATAGACGGAGCAAGGGAGTTTGGAGGCTTTATCGCCAAGTACATTGGAGGTACTGTCGAACAGGCATTAGGAATATTTGAGGACAAACTCAAATATTACCGTTTTGAAAATCAAATCAGATTGATGCAAAGGGCCTCTCAATTACTCAAGGAAATTGGTTTATCAGCACCCACGAGACCAATTCCTTTAAAGTTTGCAATCCCTCTGCTCGAGGCTGCTTCGCTTGAAGATGATATTTATTTGCAGGACCTTTGGGCCAATCTTCTGGTGAACGCAGCGAATAATGAGAGCTGCATGAATTTCAAAAATTCATATATCGAAATTTTAAAAAGCTTAACTCCTATGGAAGCTCTCATTCTAAAGAAAATATATTCTCAGCCTTATGAAGTGATGCAACACAATGGAGTTATAACCGAAGGACTTCCAGAAGAGATAAGACTTGCGAACCAAATCGAACGACTTAATCCTTTGGAACCAAAGGAAGAGATACAATTGGCACTTTCAAATTTAGCAAGATTAGGATGTATAAATCCTACAAGGACATGGGGTGGCGGGGAATTATTTTCAAAAGTCAATCCAACACTATTGGGAAAATTCTTTGTGGAGGCATGTACTTTACAGAAAAGACATTCCCAATAAAGCCTAAGGGAATTGGGATGTAAAAGGGACTGCCCTTACAGCCGGAATATTTTCAACGGTATCTGCGCGACAAACCTCAACCCTTGAGGAGAGATAAGTCCCCTAAGCAAGACCGAGTTTTTTTGCGAGCTTTGAATCGGCGAGATAAAATTCTTCTTTAGTAAGACCGGATTGTTCAATCATCGATCGCATAAGGAAGTCAGAATACTGGTCTGTATCCCTGGAGAGTTTTTTAACTGTGACGATTCGTCTTTGCCCATTAATGTATGCTTCCCATTGTGTATGGGATGATCCGCTGCCTGCTTTCTTTTTCAAGAAACCAAGAGCTGTAAGAATTGCTTCGACTTGAGGACGAGTTAAGAGCGGGAATTTCCGGCCCATTTAGCAGTGAGCACTGCCGCCGGAAAGATGAAAGGGTATAGCTTCTTCAAATGCCCGCCTCGATTTGATAGAACGGACCTTGCTCATTAAATAGATGCCATAATAGGTGGCACGGTCACGGATGGGGCTTTTCCGCTTCAGCAAAGAGGGAATGGAGGCCTTATCCTCGGTGTCCAAAACAGCATCGATATAGCCAGTGATAGCCTCCTCCAAGGACTTTTTGACCTTTAACAAGGAGTTCTCTTCTTCAGCGATATTCAAATCGATACACTTCGCAACCCATGTACCGCGAGAAGTACGATATGCATAACAACGTAGAATCAAATTTTGAGGCTTCATAGGAGCATCCTCCTTTAAATGAAACAGGAGTTGATCAAGGACACAACCACCCAGAGACACTATTTATAGCATCGGCCTTTTTGTCCGAGACTTTATTAAAAGTATATCAGATTAAAGAAAGGAAGGAATTTTTAGTCAACATCGCCGCCCCAGTGAGATTTATATTATACAAAATCCGTCAAAATCGTCAATAACTAATTTGTTTAAATTTATACTTTATGTTACTACAGCAGATCTATCTCCTTGTGCGTCTCTTCTATCGGGATATGGGCGTAGTGCTTCGTGGTCACATCCACGCTTGAATGCCCCAGGTACTTGCTGACGAGGTAGACAGAAACCTTCCGGCGCAGAAGATGGCTTCCGAAGGTCTCGCGCATGGTCTGGATGTTGATATTGTCGAGCCTGGAATCCTCTGCGACCTTCATAAACTCACGGTAAAGATTGTTTTTCCACGGCACGCCTGAGGGCGTTGGGAACACCCAGCGGTTCCTTTTCGGCAAGTCCCTCAATATCTCTTTGAGCTTACTGTTAATCGGGATACTGCGCTCTTCGCAGTCCTTTATCTTGTTCTCGGGCTTCGAGCGTATGCTGATTACATTCCTGTCGAAATCAACATCAGCCCATTCGAGAAAGACGAGCTCGTTTTTGCGGAGGCCCAGATAATAGAGCGCGGCGATTATGGGGTACAGGTTCGGATAGAGGTGCATGGCGACCATCAGGAGCGTGCCGACTTCATCATAGGACAGGTCTTTGAAAATCTTTTTTACCGGCTCGATGCGCTCGACATCATTGGCAGGGTTCTCTCGGCAGTAACCCTTTTTGATGCAGAAGTTCAGAAAGGACTTTATAACTTTCAGGTCCTTATTGGCGCCGGCCAGTGACTCCTTTACGCGCTTGTGATAGTGCCTCTCGATTGCGCCCTGGCTGAGCTCCTCCGGCTTTAGTACGCCGCCAGAGCCTTCTTCGAGATAGGCCTTGAACCGATTGAGAGCGCCTTTCCTCTCGCGTATAGTTTCCTTTGACCGGCCAGCGTTGCCGATCTCAATGTACTCCTCGACGGCCTCGGACAGGTCTTTGTTTATTATCAGGAGGGTAGACTTATGACGGCTCCGGGCCTCCCTGTGCTGATACTCGGCAAGAAGGGTTTTGGCTGCATCGCGCGAGCTCACATTTAAAGACTTCTGAAAGCTCTGACCGCCCTCTTTCCAGCCTACCCAAAAGTATTTTCCGCGCTTATAGATGTACGCCATGATTGTAAGTACAGTGTAAGTTCAAAAGGTGAATTTGTGGGATTCAGCGGGAATTATAGGGAAGAATCGGGATGAAGTCAACGAGGATTAAGGGAGAGAAAAAGCGAGTATTTTCTGAGAATTACGGCTTTTGCTTGGGTTTTTACTTGGTGGCGGCGGGTGGAGTCGAACCACCGACGCGGGGCTTATGAGACCCCTGCTCTGCCAACTGAGCTACGCCGCCGTTTGTGGGAAGTGGTGCGCTGGTGAAAATTGCAGACTGACGATTATAGCGAAATCTTATGCGAAAGTATATAACTTTTTAACTCTCCGAAGAGCCTTTCCGTACCGGTCACGACCAGCATGGTGACCTCGTCCGCGCCGTCGCCGTCAAGGTCGTCAATGACAAAGTCAGCCACATAGCCCTCAACCGCCTTTGTGCGCCAGTTCTCCGCCGTGGTGCCTCCGACCTTATCCCATGAAAGGCTTATTATCTCGCCGGTCTTGAAGGACATAGGGGTCTTGGCGCTCCTGCCCAGGCCGCCGGGCGTGTTCTTCTTTATGAAAAGCTCCCTTTTGCCGTCCTTGTCCCTGTCAGCGTGGAAGAACCTGCCTTCCACAGGTATCGGCTCCGCACGTTCTTCCTTGCGGGCTATATAGTTAAGCGTGCCGCCGTAGAAGTCCGCGCTCCTGTACCCGGAGCTCCA